GATGAGCTCCACCGCTCCACCACCCACCTTGATCAATCTGCCGTTGTCGCTGTCGCTCATGTGAAACACCTCGTCTCTAATGTGAAACGCCTTGTCGCGTGTTAGCAGTGAACACATCTACAAGGAGTCCACATGAACAAAGTGATATTCATCGGCAGGCTTGGCAAAGACGCGCAGGTTCGAGGCTCCTCAGATCGACCCATCGTCGCCTTCACCCTCGCGGTCAACTCACCGATGCCCAACGGGGAGACCGACACCCAGTGGTTCTCCTGCTCGGCGTTCAACACGCTCGCCAAGTTCCTCGCAGGTGTGCTCCCCAAGAAGGGCACCCGAGTCCTCATCGAGGGCAAGGTCAAGCGTCGCACCTTCACGGACAGCCAAGGCGTTGAAAAGACTGACATGGAGGTCATCGTCGATCATTTTCAGTTCATCGACCCTCGCGACCCTCGACCTGACACCTCCGCGACCGATGGCAGTCCAAGCGCTTATGCCCATGACGCTCAAGCGCGCGCCCCTCACGACATCTGGCGCTGAGTCTCCTTGATGTGTCGCTTGCCTTGGTCTAGTATCCCCACCGACGAGGAGCTAGAGGAGCTCTTCCGTGACCTCATTGGTGACAACGACGATGAAGCGCAAACCGACCAAGATCGAGCGCCTGATGACAGGCCTCTACAAGACCCACTACCCCATGTTGACTCGGTGCCTCGAGCATTGGATCGGCACTCAAGCAGACGACATCATCTCTCACCTGGGCGAGAAGCTGACGCGCAACCCCGACCTGTGGGATGGCGATGAGAAGGGGCTCCCTCACTTCCTCGTTCGCTCTGCGCGCCGCTTGGCCATCAATCGCCTGCGTGACCGCCGTCGAGAGTATGCGGACTGTGACCGCCGCGCTGACCTGCGCGAGGCAGGAGGGGAGCAACAGCGCATCGAGGTGCGCGCTCTCGACCACAGCCCAGAGGACCTCGTCTTGGCTCACATGCAGGAGCAAGAGTGGCGCGCCATCGTGCAACGCTCATGTGACGAGTACATCGGGGGACCACTCGACCGCGATCGGCGCATGGCTGTCTGGGAGTGCATGGCGCAAGGCGGACTCAGTGGGAGCGAGTACGCTCGCGCGCATGGGTTCAACCCCAACACGGTGCACGGTTGCATCAAAGCCATCAGGAGTATGATCGATGAGCAAAAGCGATTGGAGGGGACTGGCAGCTAGAGAGTCCCAACCCATTGATAATGTGCAAGAAGCAACGGCGCGCGCGCGCGACCTTCGCACCAAGAAAACGCCTGAGCGCATGCAGGCTGTCATCGATAACATTCGAGATGGACAGCCCATAACGCGAGCGGCGAGGCTCGCAGGTCTGAACCCTGCGACGGTGCACAGATGGAGGGAGGAGGATGAGGAGTTCAAGGAGGCGGTGGAGGATGCCATTGAGTTTCAGATCGCAGTCCTCACCGCCAAGGTGGACCGCGCGAGTGACACCGACTGGAAGGCGGCGGCGTGGCGTCTTGAGCGTCTGCGCCCTGACGAGTTCGGCGCCAAGAAGGAGCTGCAGGTGACAGCCACCCAGAGCAACGGGATCGCCGAGGTCATCGCCATGATCGAGCAGACCAACGACAGCGTGAAGCCCGAGGTCGACGAGTGAGCGCGCTCTGCTCCTTGTGGATCCTCGCTCTCGCTCAGACGATGGGAGAGGAGCCACCGACAGGTCAGGCGCTCGACCGCGCAGTCGAGGTGTGTCAGATGGTGGTGGACAGCGCAGACCGCGCCGATGTGGAGCCCGCCCTGGCTGTCGCGCTCGCGTGGCATGAGAGCCGTCTACAGTTCGGTCTCACCTCGCCCTGCGGCGCCACAGGCCCAATGCAGGTCATCGCTCGTTATTGGTGCGCTGACCGCCGAGGGCAGTGGGAGGTCAACGGTGAGCACATCGTCGAGGGCTGTGACCTCGTTGAAGCTGGCGTCAGGGCGCTCGCCTATCACCTCGCGCGGCGCCCTGTCGGTGGAGCGCTCATCGCCTATGGAGGCACACGCACCTACGCTGATCGCGTGTTATCACTAGCGACAGCCATTGGACACATTGACGGAGAATGACCTTGAACCGACCCACGCGACTCATCGAGTCACATCGCACCATCGACCAGACGATCCCTCATCAGCTCATCGTCTCAAAGCTCCTCGGCGCGATTATCTGTGACCCAGCCCTGCGCATCATCCGCACTGATGATGCCGCTCGCCCATTCGTCACGATGACCGACATGCTCTCAGACCTGCGGGGCGCTGCTGACCTCGCTGTGTCGTTCGATGGCTCGTTCAAGTATGGTCTCCTCATCGAGGTCAAGACCACCACCAAGCAGGCGCGTGGCAACCTCGCCTTGTTCAACGAGGTCACCAACAGCGACCGCAACATGACTCAGCTCGGGCGCCTCGCTCACGCTGCGCCCCTCTGGTGGTATGTCATCGTCAACACCTCCAAGCTCACCGCCAAGACGCACGAGGAGCATGAGTTGGCGCTCCTCGACTGTCCCGCTGTGCTCATCGAAGGTCATCGAGGCGACACGCGCCCCCAAGAGGTGACAGGCTTTGAGCGCTTTGGACTCCTGCTCAACAAGCTCTATGAGCTCCTGCCCGACATCTCAGTCACGCGCACCGAGACTCAGCTCGCGCTCCTGCCTGTTGATGATGTGCCTGTGGTCACGATGAATCAGCCCCTCCGCATGCCGACTCTCGCACCGGTCGCGCCTCAGCCTGCGCCTGAGCCTGCGCCTGAGCCTGCGCCTGTGCCTGCGCCTGTCGCAGAGGTGGAGCCTGCGCCTGTCGCAGAGATGGAGCGCGCCCTGCCGAACGAGCATGTGATCCCAATGTTCGAGGCCGTTCATCGCGAGATGACTCTGCTCGGTGGGATCGAGGCAGTGTTGGATAAGTTCCCCGCCGAGGTGGTCAACGAGTTCAACACTCTCATCACTTTGAGCGGAGAGCAGCGCATCAGTGTTTGTTCGCTTCGCCCTCAGCGCCTTTTCGTCAGGAGCCAACTGCATCTGACGACAACGGGCGCGCTCGTGCTCGCTTGGCGTCAAGCGTCGTTCAAACGGTCTGCCAATGGTCAGCTTCAGCGACTGACGATGAGATCACTTCCAACCCTGCACTATCGAGTAGGCTCAGTGAAGCAAAAGCTCCACCTCATCTCAGCCCTAGCTAAGAACATCAGCTAATGACCGACTTCACCCTCAACGACCTCCAGCGCGCCGTCATCGGTGGTCTCCGCCGCCGAGACACCATCATCGCGGCGCGCTGTGGTTGGGGGTCAGGCAAGACTACATCTCTCATCTTCGCGCTGTGGTTCATCGCCAAGACGCGACCTGGCACCACCTCACTCCTCATCACCGACACGACGCCACGCTATAACAGCGTGCTCATGCCCGAGATCGAGAAGTGGCTCGCGCCTCGTGGATGGACCTACAACCACACGCTCCACAAGTGGACTGACACGCATTCGGGCTCATCGGTCATCTGTCGGTCGTACTATCGCCCAGGCACTCGTGACGCCTCGCACAACCCCCTAGAGGGGATCAATGTGACAAGCGGTGTGGCGTTCATCGACGAGTGTCAGACGCTTGGTCCCGAGGTGGCGCACAAGGCGCTAGGGCGCCTCCGCTCAGGTCCATCACCCACGCTCGTCTTGGTCGGGCTCCCCGTGGTCGATGCGTGGTGGTGCAAGATGGCAGAGCAGGCGGGCCACCTCCCTCTGCTGTTCAGCTCGTATGTCAACCAAGACAACCTCTCGGCTGAGTGGTTCGAGGCGACCAAGCTCCTCCCACCTGACGAGCGCGAGGCGATGGTGATGAACCGACCGCGCCCTCCCTCGGGCTTGGTCTATAACGAGTGGAGCGAGGACACGCATGTCATCAGCGGTTGGTCGTATCGCCCTGAGATGACAGGGCGCATCGCCATCGATTGGGGCTTCCGCAAGCCAGCGGTCGTCATCATGGCGTATGACGAGGCGCTTGACGCGACTGTTGTCATCAAGGAGATCAACCCTCAAGAGGTGACGGTGGATCAGCTCGCGCGCCTCATCTTGGCGGTGGCATGGCCACGAGCTCACCAAGCCTCGGCACCTGGTCCGCGCATCTGGCTCGACACGGGGGTCGCCGACAAGGCAGGTCACGCCCGCAACGATCAGACAGGCAGGAGCGCGTTCGCGGTCTTGTCGCGCCCCATCGATGAGGGGGGTATAGGTTTACCCCTCCGCTCGACTACTGACCCCGTTCGCGTGGACATCCTCAACGGTGTGCAGAAGCTCAAGCGCGCCCTCGCTCGCAAGCAGTACCTCATGACCCGAGAGGCGTGGGAGGCAGGTGAGCGCGCGCTTGGCAACTCGCTGAGGAAGGCGCTGCTCTCCTATGCTTGGGACACGACTGAGCAGCCGAAGAAGGATGGGCGCGAGGACCCTCTCGACGCGCTGAGGTACGACTGCATCTTCCACTACTGGGCTGATGTGGTCGGCAGGTATCAGTCACGCGCCACGACACTAGACAAGAGCCGTCGAAATGCGCGACCCTCCTCAGCCGTGTTCTAACACCAAGGAGGGCAACATGAGCGACCTGACCGTGACCACCATCGAGGAGCATGTAGTGCTCATCATCTTGGCGTCGGTGATCAGCTTCGGTGCCACCGAGGTCATCAAGCCGTTCGTCTCCATCTTGGCAGACGACCGTGAGCGCCGCCGCGCCATCGTGCGTCTGCTCGCCATCGTGAGCGGTGCGGTGGTCGGCTACACCCTCGGCCCCAAGTGGGTCGATATCTGGTTCGGGGCGGGCGCAGGCACGCTCAACGCTTGGCTCGTCGCCGTGCTCAAGAAGAAGGTGGAGGAGCGCCTTCATGTCACCCTCGACAAGACACCACCTCCCACCAAGCCAAGCAAGAAGCCCGAGGAGACAGACGATGAGCAGCGTTAATCATCCCCCTCACTATCACGCCCAGAGTGGCGTCGAGGTCATCGCCGCTATCGAGGCGTGGGACCTGAACTTCAACCTCGGAAATGTGGTGAAGTATGTAGCGCGCGCAGGTCACAAGATGGACCGTCTTGAGGACCTAGAGAAGGCGCTTTGGTATCTGACGCGCGAGGTGGAGCACGCTCGCCGCGAGGAGCTGCGCCGTGCTGGTCGATGACCCTCGCCCTATCGACTGCCCCGTGTGCGGTCAAAAGACTGCGGTCAAGAACGAGCGCATCGTACCTCACCTCTCGGGCATGATGAGGGGCTACTGCACCGGAACCTCGCTCAAGGTGAAGCCATACGAGCCAGGTGAGTTTGACCCTCAAGGCAAGTGGAAAGACCCCGATGACGAAGACACCCAAGACCCCTAACCTGCGCGCGCTCCTGCGTGAGCATGTGCCTCTTGAGCCAGAGCATGAGCTCCACGCTCAGAGCCTCGCCCTCCTCGCTGAGATCGAGGCGGCGCTCGATGAGGCTGACGAGAAAGCCAAGACCACCAACAAGGAGACGATTAATGACTAATCTCATGTGGCTCATCCACAACACTATCTCCCATCCCATCTCGGGCTTCCTGTTCTTCTTCGGTTTCGACAAAGCAGGCTCATGGGTCCACGACATCACTCTCCCCGCTGGAGTGCTTGATGTGCCACAAGGCTTCATCGTGGAGCGCGTTGTTGATCTAGATGAGGCTGACGCCAAAGAGCTTGATCCACCGCCTCAGATTAAGTAAAAGATTGACGGCTCAAGCTGTCCATAAACGGTCAGCCTCAGTGTTTGACCTCATTAGAAACCACGACGGAGACATAATGATATACCTTGCCAACGCATTCAGTCCTTCGATGCTGCCGAAGGGGCTCGTCAAGCTCTCAAGCAACGTCTTGCCGATGTACCTGCTTCAGCGTCTCATCGAGATTGATGCTTGTGTCAACTGCCTCAACCACGCCACGTCTCGACGGCCAAAGCACTTGGGCTTGAGGTACCTGAGGTCGTGAGCGTATCCCTCAGAAAAGGCGACCTGCTTTGCGTGGTCACAGCCACGTCTCAGCCCCGTGACGGTCAGGATATAAAACTCACTATCGAGGAGTTGCAGGCTTCTTGGTGGACGATTCATCAAGAGGAGGAGGAGGGAGCCAGCGTACATGAGGTATACGGGGGGGACATCGGGCGGGCGGAGTGGAGATATGTTGGTCCTCCATACCTCAGTGACTCTCACATTGTGGAGATTCAAAGAGGTATGGAGTGGGACATGGGAGGCACCACCATCGCCACAGAGAGCAGCTTTCTGCCTGCGCCATTGGCGCGAGTATGGCTGGGAGACCATTGTGCGATCACTCCGGTCTTGCCTGAGTGATCTTCAAGAGTGTTGACAAGGTTGATGACACTCATCAATAGTGCAAGCTAGAACTCATTGGACTCCTCGACGGCACATCATCAGCACCACCTCACCGTCGAGGCGCTATGGACTATTCAGAGATAGACGATACCCCGAGGCACA